AAGTGGGACATACTTCATTGTTGTCAAAGAATGACAACTCTTCGCCTACCTTTTTGCGATTGGACTCTAGTTGCTTCTGAAAGGTTTCTAGTTTGGTGATCTGTTTCAGCAAAGCAACTTTACCTTGCAGTTTGGCTTTCACCTGTTGAATCTGTTCAGTTAGAGTTGTAAGTTCTTCCTGCTTCTCTTCAATCAACGATTCAGAGCGGGCGATCTCTTTCAGATTTCCTTGCACCTGTTCATCAGTCTTGCTCTTTAGTCCTGCAATCAAGTCTTTCTGAGCGCGAATAGATTCGCGTAGAATGGCGATCTTGCGTTCGTTGTCTGCAATCTCTTCTTTGAGAGTAGACATCTTTGCCTTGAGAATAGTGTTCATGGTAGAGAACACATTGATATCAAGAATATCTTCGATCACAGCACGGCGATCAGATGCCGGTAACTGCATGAATGGTACAAATGAAGAACTACCTAGAATCACCACCTGAGTGAATGACTTGTAGTTCATTTTCAGAACCTGCTCTTCAAGCATCTTCTGATAGTCCTTTGTGGTGGCGTGCTGATCCATTAGGTTGCCGTTCTTCCATACCTCAAAGCGGTTTGGTTTAATACCACGAACTACGCGGTAGGAATCAGTGGTGACGGTAAACTCCACTTCCACCAAGCAATCTTTCTCATTGATACTGTTCACCAACTGAGGAAGATTGATCTTCCTGAATGGCTTTCCGAACAATCCAAAAGTGATAGAATCTAGCAGAGCAAATGATTTACCATGTCCATTGCTTCCTGAGACTAGCACCATCTTGGCTTTGTTCAGTTGAATCTCGGTGAAGTTGTTTCCGAACGATCCAAAGTTCTTGAATCGAACCTTCGTGAAGGTAATCATACAGACAGACTTTCCATGTACAGATCGCGCACAATGCGCTTCAGCATGGACTTGTCATGCACTTCTTCCATGCCATCAATCTCTTTATTGATTAGACCAAGCGTGTCTAGTGCCATGTCTGCTGCGGGTTCACCTGTACTGGTATCGGGGTTCTGCTCCACAATGGTCACACCCATGGCAGGAGCGGTATAGATGCCATCCAAGAACTTGTCAAACACATATGGCTTGGTCTTGGCATCCACGAATACCTTTACAAAGGTGTTTGCATACCGCGAGAAGTCTGCGTTCTCTAGCAGTTTGCTGTAGTCATGCCGCGAATCATCGTATCGAATGGCATGAAACATCTTGTGGGGGTTCTCAACGAACTCCAGTTCGCGGGTTTCAGTATCAAGCACATGGAATCCTTTGCGATCTTCCAAGTCGCTGAAAGTGATCTGATACTGTGTGCCCAAATACTGCACATTTCCCCCACCATGCTTGTGATGGAAGTGGCCCGACAGAACCATCTCATAGCGGGTAAGCAGATTAGCAGGCATCCCACCTTCAAATTTTACCCCACGCATAACCTGATAGCCTTCCAGTTCAAAGTGTCCGCATATCACAGGGCACTTGCTCTTCTTGATAAAGCGCAGGAAATCTTCGTGGTTGTTCTTGTTGATCCATGGCACCATCGCAACGCGCAAAGAGCCAAACTGCAACTCAATCGGCTCTTCGTAAATGATGAAGTTGGTATAGCGTTCTCCAAACAGTTCCTTTGGAGAGTTCACTAGGTTGGTATTCTTGTAGTACACATCGTGATTGCCGAGAATACAATGCACGGTCATACCGCGCTGCAACAGCGGCTCCATGAACCGCGTTCGCACCTGATTCAGCGTTTGGAAGTTCACAAACTTGCGGCGATCCAACAGATCACCCAAGTGCAGCACGGTGTCAATACCGTGCTTGTCGCAGTAAGGAAAGAACACCTCATCAAAGAACTTGAAGAAGTACTCACCAAATACTGGCGAATCAGATCTGGCGCCAAAGTGCGTATCATTGATAATGGCTAGTTTCATAACAAACTACTCACCTACAAGTATACAATCAAATCATACATCGTCAAGTCGATTACGCTTTGCCTTCTTAGATTTCTTAATTCTTTTGCCAGAAGAATCATACTTAGAAAATTTGGCAATATCTGATGGTGATAAGTGAAAGAACTCAGCAACAGGATCATCAGTATTGCTATCGTTAGAGTCAAGCAGATTGCGGCGAACTCTGCCTGTTTTGTCTGCTGCTTCTAGCATCTTGTATCTGATGTACATTTGCTTTTTCTCTTTGGCAATTCTGCGTAGAAAGGCAAAGTAGATGATCTGAGTAAAGTATGAGAACGGATTCTTAGACTTGCTTGGATCAAAGTTACTGGCATACATCAGGCAGTTTTCAATGCCATCACCAATCATCTCTTCTCGGTAAGGATAATTGATGAAGTTCGGTCTGTATGACAGATGGGTGGCAATGTCTAGAAAGCACTTACCGATGTAATCCGTAACGGGTGGAGTCTTTCTCTCTGCTGCGCGTTCAGCGTCTACGAATGCCTTCCACTTTACCATCTCGGCATAGAACACTTTATTGTCGATGTAATGCCCAGACTTGGTTTCTTCTTCGACATCTTTCTCTATGTCTGCGGCATCTATCTCAACTTCATCTTCAGGTGTCTCTAGTTTTTGTTTACGCTTCTTCATAAGTCTCCATTTCGATCACAAGTATATCACAGTTTCACAATGGCGCTAGTCTGTAAAAAAAGTCTTGAATTTCTTGCAGGCATTGCTTGCACCTAGTCTACATATAGTGAAGGTTTCACGGACCATAGTATTAAAGATAGTCACGAGGATCGGGTGACCAATCGTTCGGTCTGTTGCCATACTCCTGATCAGGACCACCATTTTTCTCCTCACTTGGAAGTTGCTCGGGTTCAGATGCCTTTGAGTTTTCTATGTGTTCACTTTCAATACGAGCATCTTCAATCATCTCAGGTGTAATCTCGCCTCTTCTGAGTTGATCTAGCAACTCTTCCATGAAAGAAGCACCTGCTTCAATTTCAGCCTGTTCAGTAGCACTTGCCTTGAAGATACCTCCATTCTTCAATACCATGAGATAATGAACAATTGCCTTTTTATCTGGCGCCATGCAATCCAATATGTGCGTTTTAGGTAAAGAGATGACTCCATCTTTTGTCCAGTTTATCCACTTCTTCATCAAGATACGCTCATCGCGTGGAACACCATTTTGATCTATGAGAGTAAGGGTTTCGATGGTAAATGGATTTTCTAAAACCATACGAGTCTTTGTGACACCTCGCACAACTGCGATGATATCATCGCCAGTCTTTAGTTTGATTATGGTTGGATCGCTGAATTCCATTGCGCCTCCTATAGTTTTATAGTGACCGTGCTGTAGTCAAACTTCTCGGTTGCGTAAATTTTCATACGCTCTAAGAAGTGATTCAAGGTGAAATTCACCTTAGATTTCCACCGCAAATCATCTGCCACATCATATAGTCTCGCTCTTTCTTTATGCTCCGACTTGCGGAGTTGACGACCGATACTTTGAAGCACCCTGATCCTGCTTTTGGATGGGGATGCAAACACTATATTATGTAGTCTACGGATAGAGACTCCAGTGCTGAAGGTTCCATATGACGCTACGATTATGGCATTGTCTTTGGTTTCTGCAATGGTACGCACATACTCGCGCTGTTCAACATCTGTTCCTCCAAACACGAAAAACACTTGTTTTCCAAGCGTTTTGCCTTGTGCAAGGATCATGTCATGCAAGGGTTTGCCGTGTTTCTCCACATACTGAAACAGCACTAGCGTATTGCCTTTGGTGTTGCACGCCAAGTTTGTGATGAACTTGTTGCGCTTGGGATGCGAAACCAAGAAGTCGATTTCATCTTGATAACGCATGGATTTTACCGCTTTGCAGTCTTCGTCAGGATACTTCAGAGTGATGCAATCGATGGTGAAGTCGCTGAGTAGTTTCTGCTTGATGAGTTCTGTGGTGCTTGTGACCTTGTGTACAGCACCAAATAGTCCTTCGATGATGAGGCGATGCGTTTGGGTTCCGTCAAGTGTTCCCGTTGTTCCTACGCGGAACTCGCAGTCGATCAGGCGAGACATGATGGTTGACAGCGATTTTGCTTTGTACAGGTGACACTCGTCACCAAATACTGATCCAAACTGTTGAAACCACTTTACTGGTTGCTTGTAGATGCTCTGCCAGGTGGTAATTATCACTTGTTTTTCCGTAGTTTTGCTCTGCCCCGCAAAAATCTTGTGAATGTGCTTCGCTGCCTTCCAAGACTTGTCAGCAGACGAGTAGTCAATGAAATCATTTTCCATCTGCGCCACAAGTGATGTGGTGGGAACAATGATGAGTACTTTTCGCTTGTCTTCTTCCAATCGTCGCCGCATCAGCGTGTAAATAATAAGACTTTTTCCTGAACCAGTGGGTGATAATAACAAGCATCTTTCTCGATTTAGAGCATGACATACAGCGTCCACTTGATGTTGGTGAGGATCAATGGGGTTGCCGGCTGCTAGTAATTTCAGGGTTTTCATGTATTCGCGCACATCTTCGTGCGTCCATGAGTCTTGTGTTTCAGGAAACGAAACACCTACCCAGTAGTTTCGTTCAGTTGCAAACGACTTTACATAGTCAAGTAGTCCACAGTACAGTTCTTGTGAGTGTTGGTTATACAGTCTGATCTTGCCGTCCCACATTCTGCTGCGATAAGCAGGCATGAATTGAAATCCAGGCACCTTGAATGTAAAGAAGTCTGAGAGTTCTTGTGCAACACTCTTGCTACCGCAATCAACCTTCAGATACACAGAGTTCTTTTTGCTGACAATGATACTCTCCATGTTGGTATTTAGGGAGTCCATTGCTTCCCCCTGACGCGCACGGAAACAGTTTGAACTTGGAACACTACTCCTGACCACAATACACACTTGATTCCTGCCTCGCATAGCATTTGCCATCCATGCTCTATGCTTGCTCGTCTAGGCATATCTGCATCAGGCGCATACAAATCAAGCATTTCCTGATGAGCAACCAATTGGGTGATTCCTGCCTGAATCAGTCCTCTAGCACATTCTACGCATGGAGGCAGCGTCACATAAGCATGACATCCTGTGGTGGTCAATACGCTTTGACAACAACGATACAGAGCGTTTCTCTCTGCGTGTTCCATGTAGATGTTTTTCTGAGAAGGATCGTTGAGTCTGTCTTTGGTAAGTTGTATTCCTTCGGGTAGAGCATTTGATGCTCCTGCAATGACACCCATTGTTGGATGCACAATGACGCATCCAACTTGAGTGGAAGGATCAGGACTATGTTGAGCAAATCGATATGCTTGCTTCAAGTACGAAGCATACACCGCTCCTTCTCTAACAAATCCTGTGATGGTTTGCATCATGCTCCGTGTGTAAATTTCTTCCACTCAATTGCGCTGCGAATGTTCCAATGTAGATTTCCAACGGCTTTGATGACGCCTGTGAGAAATTCAACCTTCTCTTCACAGAATGCGAGTTTGGTCAGAATAGTAGCCAAGTCTGCATCACTTTCCAAGTACTTGTCTAGGTCTTGTCGTAGAATCTTCAGGTGAAATGGTTCCCATCCAAGTTCTGCAAGCCGCTCTTCACTCATTCTGCCAGAGTAGTACTCCCACTTGTCGCGCTTGAGAGCAGAGAGTTCCAGTTTTAGTTTGCGAAGAATCAGTTTCTCGTCCATCAACAGGTTCAAATACTTGGAGTGCAATTGCGGCACCAAGAGCGATGCGATGTCGAGTTCAGTTGGATCAACGGTCAAGTCTTTCTTGACCATGGCACGAAGTTCTTCTAGTTTCATCACGAAATCATACCTCAAGCGGCAAACAAGTCAACTCTGA